TGTACTTGACCATCTCGTCGCGTAGGTTCGGCAGGTTCGGCATCACGAACCGCAGTTTCGGCCGGCCGTTCCCCTGGATGCCCAGGGCGGAGCGCACGAGGTTAATCCCGGCATCCACGTTGTCGCTGCCGTCGACAAAGGTGTTTTGCGTGCGAGCACTGAAGACGCCCTTGGCGGCAAAAGCTCGAGCGTATTCCTGCTTAACGGTGCGGCCTTGGCCCATTGGGGTCGTGCGGCCGGCGCGATAGTCGATGATGAACGCCTCGAACACCTTGCCGGCCACCTTGGCGTGGACCTTCGCGGCCAAGCCGTCCGCGTCGTGCCGGCGGAGATACAGCTCGTCGTACACGACAATGCCCTCGCCGTACTTGGGCGGCGGCACCGCGGCGAACAGCACGGCCGCGATTGTGTGGCCCGGGTCGAGCACCAGGTATCGCGTCCAGTCGTCGGGGATTTGACCACCGAGCTTGCGGATTACAGCATCGAGCGGATCGTCTTCCTCTTCCACCGGCCGCGGTGTGCCGTGCACGATCGCAGAGAACGTCGGGTACACCAGAATGGTGTCGGTGACGAACTCGCCGAAGTCGCGGGCGCGGATCTCGTCTTCGGTCCACCCCTCGCGCCGCTTGCGTTTCTCCTCCTCGTCCATGTAGGGGTTGTCGGAGAAGCGGAGCACGAACTCTTCGACGTCGGCCTTCTTGATCTCGCCCTTCTCTACCGCGAGCCTCTGACGCTCAGCACGGCGGCTCATGTTGACGAGAGCGAAGTTCTTGCCGTGCGGGAAGGCGGCCCACGTCAGCCGGCCCTTGTTGTCCGAGAGGCGGGCCTGCCATTCCGCGACGTGGCCCGGAAACCGAATGTCTTCGTCGATGTGGATCAGGTCGACGGCGTCCCCCTGCTTGGGGTCAGCGTTCGATGTGAAGGCATAGATCTCCGTGCCGTTCTTCAGGCGGCAAACGGAAAAGATTCGTTCGGCCTTGTTGACCCAGCCCCAGCCGTCGTCCGGGATGAAACTGGGCGGAATGAGCGGCGGGGCCGGCTTGGTCTCCGCCTCGCGGGCCTTGTCGGCCGGATCCCACGGGCGCCAGGCACGAATGCGGCCGGTCTGTAAATCGCGGATCACCTTGAACGCACCGGGCCGAAACAGCAGCCGGTAGATCGGGCTGGCAATGTGGGCCTCCCCGTAACCGATCACCCAAATCGTGAGGGGGCGGTTGGTGGGGTACTTGAACGGCAACGGCTGGCCGTTGGGACCGATGATCGGTATGCCGGTGGCGGCGGATGCGATCTCAACAAACGCAGCCACCGACTTTCCCCCGCGGTTGCCCCCGCGGATGATGCGCTCCGACGCCATCGAGGTGTGGAACGCGAGCTGCGTGGAGAGTGGACGGTACAGGCGCAAGGCGGCTGATTCCCGGCGGGCCTGTTCGGCGGCCAGGTTCATCAGTCGCTCGGCGTCTTTCGCTCCGACCTGTGGCAAACTGCGAAAGTTCGCCAGGTCAAGCTCCGTCCAAGGTTCCATTGACAGGTTCCGTGCTCACGGCCTCAGCCTGGATGATTCGCGGATCGTCTTTACGCACAAGAGCCAGGCCGAGCTCGTCCGCCAGCTCGACCAGGGCGTCGGGGTTTTCTCGAACGGCCGCGAGGGCCGCCTGCCGCAACTCGTTGGCGATCTCCTCATCGCTCAATCCGGACACGTCCGGGGCAGTGCTGCGGTACTTGGTGCTTTCGGCGAAGATCATGAACATGGACTTGTAGCCGTCCAGCACGGTCTTCAGGTTCGTTTTTGGGTCGGCGGCGGCGCGATCGAGTTGGCGCTTCCAGTCGAGGGTAAACCGCTCGACAGATCCGAAGCGGCGGAGCATCTCGTCAGCAATCTCGCTGACGTGCGGGGCTTCGAGGCGACGGTCGAGCAATCCCCGCGAAATCCGCTGGATCGCGCCGCGCTTTTCCGCATGCTCCTCATTCATTCGCCGCCTCCGCTCATCTCGCCTCTGCCGCATGAGAACTGCCGGCTCACACGCTCGGCAGACCAGGCTCGATCCGTCAAACTCCTCCTGTAGCTTTGGCTGCCGGCACTCCGCACAACAGTGCCGGTTTACTCCGTATGAGAGGACGCCGGGCATGATCCGTTCTCCGCGCCCGCGTGGCCGTTGCGGTCCCGGGCGGGCCAATCCCCTTCGCTAGCAGCAGACGCCTTGACAGCCTGTCGCCGCTTCGTCATGGGCAGCCGGTTGCGGGCGGCGTGAGCAAGCTTCTCCCCGACAGCGTCCGACGTAATCAGCCGCGGCGAGCCCACGCACTTCGGCTTCCAGTGGCCGGCCCAGGCGTACCAGTTGCAGTAGAGCGGGTTGTAACCCAGCTCGTGCCAGCCGGCGAAAGCAAGGTCGCGAGTGGCGGTGACGTCTTCCGTGGAGGCCTTCGTGGACTCGTAGATGTCTTCGTACTCGTAGTAGAACCAGGGCTTGTCGCCCGGCTTGGCAGGCTCGGTGAGCTCGAATGCCCGCACGTCAAACATGATCAGGCCGGTGGGCAGGGCGGCCACCTGCTCGAAACCGGTACGCTCGGCCGCCTCTTCGCGGGTGAAGAGGTCGAGCTTGCAGTCGACGTCGTTGGGGTTGTCGCTCTCGGGCTGACGCCACCGGAAAACGTAAGGGACTTCGTTCGGCGGCGGTCCGCAGTAGGGAGCGCCGATCACGACCGGCCCCTTGGCCCAGTGGTTGTAGAGGAAATCGAAGCTGGAATCCCAGAACCGCTTCGCGCCGGGCTTGAGCCCGCAATCGCAATCGGGCCGCATGTCGCTGTCGACCATGATCAGCACGTCGGCCCCGGTCTGGCGGGCGACAACCACGGCCCTGTTGCGGCTCATGGTGATCGGCGTGTCGGCGATGTCGATCAATTCGATCGACGCAACGCGTTGGTCGTCTTTGGCGGCCGGGAACGTGCGCAGCATCCAGTCGCGCACGTCGGGGTGTTCACTGGAGATGCCGCCATTGCCTCCGTAGGAGAACGCGGCAACCAGAACTTTCAGCTTCATCGGGGTCATAATGCTCTCGGGGGAGAAGAGGGCAGCCGGGATAAAAAACCGCGGCACGGGGAAACCCCCGGCCGCGGTTCCCCCCGACAGCGGCGTTGCCGGTAGCTACTCCGACAACTCACCTCACGCCTAAAATTTCTTGACGTCGATCAACACGGGGCTGTTGGTCTGGGCGGTCGTCTTGGCGGACATGACGCGCCCCACGCGATTCGCAGCAAACTTCGTGGCTGTGCCGTCCGTGGTCTGGGTCGCAGTCCAGGTCCCGGGCCAGCGCTGCATCTTGCCGGCGGTCGTGCCGGTGGACGCAGCGGCGGTGAGAGCGTACAGCATGTCGCCTTCCGCCCAGTCGCCCCCGAAGCTGGCCCCATCGAGCGGGGTGTTCGCGAGCACCTGGCCTTCGACGATGAGCCAAAACATATCGTTGTTCGGCACGCCGCTTGACGGCAGCATGTCGTCGACGTAGCCCGCGATTTCCTGCGCCGTCTGGTAGCTGTAGCCGTCCACCCGCTTGTTGCGATAGCCGGCCTTCCAGACCACGGCTTGCCCCGGAGCAAGCGTGATGCCGCTCACGTTGCGGACCAGAATGCAGCGGATGTCGGACTCATCGCGCCGCAACCGACGCCCGTAGGGGCCGCTGGGATCGTAGTTCGGGAACACCTTGCGAGCGCCCTCGAGGTTGACGCCCCCAAGGTTGTTCGCGTCGATCGTGTTGCCAATCCCATAGAAGGTCTGGCCACGGTCGAAGTGATTGACTTGATTGTCCATCGTGACGTCCTCTCAGACGGATGCATGCGGTTGTGCGTGAACGAAAGGGCCCCTGCGAACGAAGCGGCGTGGCCTATGCGAAGTTCTTGATCTTGCTGAAGTGCTTCGGCCGGTAACGGGCGTTGCCGAAGAACCCGACCATGAACAGGTAAGCGTCGGTCTTGATGTCGTACTCCGGGCCGCGGCTGGAGAAGAGCACGCTATCGAGCGAGGCCAGCTCCATCTGGTTGACGTTCAACCCGTAGGCGGTGTTGACCGGCACGTCGAAGTCGTGATCGAGCATCACGCCTTGCTGATTCATGACACCCGGGAAACCGAGATCCTCGGCCTCGCGGTGCGGCACGATGATCCGCTGCTTGGCTTCCTGCTTGTTGAGGTACGGGTAGTACATATCCCGTCCCATCAGGAACATCGTGGGCTGGCCGTCCTTGCCACCGACGGTCGTGGTCCAGATGATCGCTTGGCGAATGCAGCGTTCGCAGTTGTCCTCCCAGGACGTGCTGCCGGTACCCCAGTTCGTCGAGGACCAGTTGATCAACTTCGGCGACAGGAAGTCGTATTCCGGGTCGCCGTTGCCGTCGGGCCAGTCGCTGGCGATGGACGCATTGGGAGGCGTGGCGAGCGACGCGCTCCAGGTGCCGCCGTGATCCTGCACGGCCGTGGAGAGCCCGCCATAGTTGTCGCCCGGCTTGGCGATGCGGTCGGCCGCCACGGTGGTCCCGGTGCCGGTGAAGGATTCGAGGCCGTGCAGGCGGTCGCCATTGCCCGCGGCGTAACCGTCCACGAACAGCTCGGCGGAGAACTTGTTGTTCATGGCCTGCATCAGCGTCGGGACGATCTGCGAGTAGCGGTTGACAATGGCGACATCGCCGTCGTTCATCAGCCGCTCCTTCTCGCTCATCATGTCCGTGGCCTTGTAGCCGCGCCAGTTGATCGAGAGCTGACGCAGCAAGTCGTGTCGGTCGAACACGAGCTGGCCCATGTCGCCATAGGCTTCAATCGGCTGCTCCGAGAACTGCACGTCCCACGCGCACTGCGTGCCCTTCTCGTTGAACTTGATGCGGCCTCGCGACTTCAGCAGCGACAGCAGCAAGCGCTTGCGAATCGTCTCATCGGCGGCTCCCTGCAGGTACTTCTGCGCGGTCGCCGTGACAATGCCTTGCCATTCGGCCATGGTCGTCAACCTTCAGGGACTCACCCTGTCTGAGGCAACACGCCTTGCTCTCGCATGACCTGCTGCGCGATTTCGTGGAACTCAAGAGAGCCGTTCTGGGGAGGTCCGCTGGGGTTCAGGGCGGCGGCAACCGTCTGGCTGGGGCTCGGCGAGTGGCCGTTGCCGTTCAGGCGGTTGCGGGTGGCACCCTGGAGAAAGGTCTGCTTCTGCGTCTCATTCCGCTGCTGAGGGGTGAGCGGAGGAGCGGCGGGAGAAACGGGAGCGAACTGCCCGTTGGGGGAACGGGGCTGTTGGGTGATTTGCTGGACCTGTTGGCCGGGCTGTGCGGGTTGCTGCTGAGGCGGAACAGCCTGGCCGCCAAAGTGGCTGGCGACTTGCTGGGCCGCGTACTGCTGCACACGCAGTGGGTTGGTGATCCCCAGCTCGCGGGCCTGCGTGGCGAAGTGGACGAACGCCTGACCCTTGGGCGTCATCACCTCATTGCCGTAAAAGTCCCGCTGCGGCTGGCCGCTCTGATCAAGCAAGAAGAACTCGCCGGCGTTCTCGGTGAAGTAATGATTGATCTGCTCCTGGGCGTGGCGGGCGTCGAGGATCTCCTGCACCCTGGTGCTGATCTCCTTCTGGATGCGCTCCTGGGAAACCTCCCAAAAGAACTCGTCCGGCTTGCGGAGCATGCGGTCGGCCGTCTCACGCCGCCACTCCTCATAGCGGTTCTTCTGCTCCGCGTAGCCAGCCAGCTCCGGCACCATCGACCGATACCGGCCGGTGCGCGGGTCCATCTCCATGAACTGGTCGTACTTGCTGTCGTACTCGGGCGGGGCGAACTTGCTCGCAGGCTGCTGCTGCGGTTGCTGCTGTTGCCGCTGGGCCAGGAACTGCTCGAACTCCGCGACGTGCGGCAGGTATCGCTGCCCGTACTGGGCGAGCTGCTGCAGTTGCGGGAGCTGCTGGAGCTGCTGGTAGCCAGCCTGGAACGTTTGCAGGATCGCGTCGTCGCTGTCGAAACCGGAGACGTCCAGTCCCCGCTGCGCGAGGGAATCACGCAGCGGGGACTGCGACACACCACCAGAAGGCGATTGGAATTGCTGCGGCTGCTGACCGGGCTGCTGCGGCTGAAACTGCGGCTGGAACTGCGGTTGTTGCGGGGCGGCCGGCTGTTGGGCGGGAGCAGCGGGGAAGCCCGACGCCACCGGAGGCGGAGCCGATGACGTCGGGGCGACCTGCGCTGGCGATGGCGCTCCACTGGAACCGTTGGGCGCGAATTGAGGGGCTGGATCAGGCACGGGACGCCTCGGGGAATGAGAGTAAGTGTCTCTGCTCCCCTGTTGTGCCTGATCACCTAAGTTGACTCCATCTGTTCCTGCACGGCCTGCACGGATAGCACAAGAATCTAAAAATTACACAAACTCTATTGCGTGGGTGTAGCCACGGTGTTCTAGTTCGCGGTGACCTGAAAGGAGGTTCGCGTGGTCACATTGGAGATCCTGAAAGAGACTGTCGTACCGTTCGACGCGGGCCGGCAGTTGCCCGGACAACCGAGTCGCAGCCAGCTTCGCAAGTGGGCCGACGTGGGGCTGTTGAATCGCCACACCGGCCAGCGAGTTTTTCTGGAGTGGTGCCACCAAGGCCCAACTCCCGTCACCAGCAAGGAAGCGCACTTGCGTTTCCTGCAAGCCCTTAACGCAGAAGAGAAAACATGAGCATCGACGCAATGGTCATCCTCGGCATCATCGCAGCAGCCCTCGGCGGCCGGTACGTCTACAGCCTCGGATTTGAGCGAGGCGTCAAGCGTGGATGGGCCGGCGGAGTCGAGTACGGAGTGCAACAGAAAGTCATGATGATGCTGCAGCGGTTGCCGTTCGGGCCGCAAGGGGCGCCGCCTGGGATGGAACCGGGCCCGGGGCCGACGGATGGGCCGGAAGCCGGCGGTGGTGACCCACTGAACGATCCCGACTGGTGGAAGCGCGGCGGCCGGGGGTGACGAGATGAGTAAACGCTCACAGAAGCTCAAGCGAAAGCTCAACCGCAGCCAGGCCCGGCAAGTCGTGCTGGTGAAAGCCAATCGCATCCAGCGGCTGTACGGCCGCCTAATGCTGTTGACGCTCGAAGGCCTGCACACAGGAGTCGGCGTCAGACTTGACCGCATCGCGCGGGAGCGAATCGCCATCGAGAAGCGGCGGCTGCGGAGCCTGTGCGCGAAGTATCGGATTCAAATGCCGGAGCTGCCGGAATGATGCGCCGCCCCATCCCTGAACGGATCTCCGCGCTTCGCGCACTCATCGCACGCAAGAAGTCCGAGCTCACGCTGTCAACGCTTGCGGGCGAGCACTCCTCGGAGCTTGACCGACTGGATCAGCGTACTATCCGCTGGGCTGAAGAGACAATCCGCGACCTTGAAGCCGAGCTCGCCAGTGAAGGAAAGGGGCAGTCATGAACGAAACAGAAGCCCGCCGCGTAGAAGACCTCGCGCACCACCGCGAGGAGATCGAGCGGCTGAAGCGGGAGATTGCGAAATTCAAGAGCGGTGTCATGCTGAATGTGCTGGCTGGCAATGAAATGCTGTCGGTAGAGCATTCCATCATCGAATACAGAGAAGCCAACCTCGCCTACCACGAGGGCTGCCTCAACAGCCTGGAAAGACTGGTCGGCCTGCCGCTGACGCCGCCTACGGTGGTGAGGGTGGAAGGATGAAGACCGAACAAATTGGGCCGCATCAAACAAAATGGCTGAATTGGCACATTTGCTATCTCAATAAACGCATCATAGAACTTGAACCAATCATCGCCGCGAGGAAGGAAGCCGCTCTCTTGCTGGCTCTCAGTGGCGAACACAGCGAGACGGACAGCGCCCAGCGCGCAATCGCCATCAACGAAAACCAACTGAAGCGATTCCGTGACGACCTCGCCCGCGCCACCTCCGACCTCGAGAAACTCAAAGCCCCATGACAGCACCCTTCAACCCCAACACCGCCGGCATCAGATTCCCCGACATCAGCGACTACAAAATCGACCAACTGTGCGTGTACTTCCTCGACTTTTGCCGGGAAACGGCTCGTGGTAAAGCTGCTGGAGACAAGTTGCGAGGCTGGAGAGCGAAAGTGCGGGACGCATGCCCTCTCCACCTCGCCAAGCTCCGCGACTACGTCCGCACCCGCTGCGACGAGATCCTTCCGCTGATCCCTGCGGCCGAGGCGGCTTTCGAGAAGCAGAAGGCCACGCTCGCAATGACGCTACTGGCTGGCGGGGATAGGGGCGACATCGCACGGTTCTCATTCAGCGCCGCCCAAAAATACCTCACCGCCCTGCGTGTCGCCGCGGGCCTGGAACCGGAGCCGACGGAATGACCACCACCCCCGACATCCCGCCCCCCATCGAACCCCGCTACATCGGCACGGCCGCCGAGGCCCGCAAAGAACTCCGGCTGCTGAGAGAGCAGATCGAATCGCTCCGCAACCGGATCACGCTGGCGGCGCTCGCGGGTGAAGGATCGGACTTCCGTCATCTCCCCGCGTTGCAACGGTGCCTGGAGCGTGACGAGGATTACGCGATCGTGCTGGTGAAGCGGCTGCCTCAACTGCAACTGGCCGACTTCGAACGCAAGCTACGAGAGCCCTTGCAGCCCTGGGAGATCACGCTGCTATGAATCCGCTCCCGTACACCGGCTATTTCGCACTCCCTATCCCGTCCGACCCCAAAGAGCTCCTTTCCAAGATCGAGCATGCCAAGTCCATCATCGCCCAACGCCAGGCTAGGTTTGTACTCCTCACGCTCGCGGGACAGCCTGCCGACGGAGTCGCGTTCGCCATCGGCCAGTGGGAGATGCAGGTCGCCAGGTACGAGGCCAAGCTCGCGGAGGTGACGGGAGTGACCACGCCATGATCGACCAGAGCTCCTACGGCCGCATCCCATGGCCGCACGAATTCAGCGTCTTCACGGTCGACCTCTGCGAACGCTGGATTGCCCGCGGAAAGGAGATGCTCTTGCTGGACGCACTGGCGGACAAGGAGACCAATTTCATAGACGCTTGCGGTGTCCTCAAATGGGAGATCAGGCTCGCCCGACTCCTCGCCGCTGCACCCACCGCCTCCCCCGCAACTCCCCACCCAGGACCCGAAGGGGCCGACAGCATGAACAACGACCTCACCGCCTACGAATCCTACAACGGCCCGTCACTGCCCAGTAGTTCGATGGACATGGCCTGGGAGCCATACCACTACAAACGCATCACTCCGACCCTTTGTCGCCACTGGATTGCCCACTGCGAAGGGAAGATTGCGATCATACTGCTTGCGGGCAACTCACGACACGCAAGCATCGTCGCTAATATCATGAACGCCTGGCAAGCCGAACTCGCCAACCTCGAGAAACCGGAGCAGGCCGCCCCATGACCCGCTCCGCATCCTTCTCCACACACCAAACCCCGGTCGACCTCCGCATCGCCATCACCTCCTGCAAGAGAATCATCGCGAGCATCCAAAAAGAGATCCTCCTCCAGACGCTCGCGGACCCGGGCCACCCAGACCTCCGTGAGCTTCACCGCCATCTCTTCGTGGCCCAGAAGGAACTTCAGTACCACCGCGAACAAGCACGCGACCTGATCGCCGCACGGAAGCGTGGGGCGGCGGAGGGGACGCCATGACCGACACCCGCACCCGCGACCGCATTCAGTTTCTCGTCAGGGAGATTCGCGCCGCCTCTCGCATCATCGACCGCTACCGGAGCAGGATCACCTTGGCCACCCTCGCCGGCCTGCAACCGGACGCCCTTGACGTGCAATTACTCGACTCCTACGAGCGGCAACTTAACGCCGACCGTGCGGAGCTCGCCGCCCTGACGTTCGCCACCTCGTCCGCGTCACCCGCCGACGTAGTCACCACCGAGCAGGAAGGCACCACCCCATGACCGACGCCCCGCGCCCGCCCACCCCCTTCGCGCAAAACCACATCGACCACTGCCGCTTCGGCATCACCTGCGCGGAACTACACATCGACCGCCTCTGCAACATCATCACCCTCCGCCTCCTCGCCGGTAAGTCCTGCGAATTGTCCCAGAAGAGCCTCGCTGAGTGGGAATCAGTCCTGGGCTACTGGCAAGACCGCCTCGCCGAAGCCCTCGACATCGCCAACTCCCCGCCGCCTCTGTAGCCCGCCCTACGCCGCATCTCCCACTCCCACAACAACTTCCCCTCGCCGCACCGCCACGTCGCCGCTGCGGGCCGCTACGCTCGTGTGGCGATGGTGTATACACGCAGTCAAGGGGTCGAAAGTTTTGAAGTGGAAAAGTTCCCCGCGAGCATAGTAAGTGACCCGATTTCGCCAGGGGGACCCCCACCCCGGTCGCCGGTCTGCATCCGTAACATCCTGCACCGCAATTACTTACCGATTGCCGCATCGGAGAAATTACCCAGATTACCCATAGCAACTACCGTTCCAAGGCCTCGCAAACTAACTTGATCAACTCAGTCGCGTAAACAGACGCCGATACTTCGACACTTGGTTTTTAAGACAGCGATTTCGACGCAACTAGCTGATGTCAAACAACTTGCGTCAATTCTCGAAAACGTCAGTCGGAAGCCACTTGACTTCCGAAATTTTTCTAGAAATTGTCGCAAGTCGCGTTGTGAACTGGAGTTATGGCAAGGCCGTCGGAAATCTTTTGGATTTTTCCGGTTGAGATTTGCTTGCGGCCGGCAAGAATGCTTGCGTCGGGCAACTGGGGCCGATCGGTTCGGCTGGGGCAAGCTCGAGTGCGAGCTGCCGGGGATGAGGGTGAACAACCACCACAGGGGAAGGGGATTAGCGATGAGCTACACGGCACAGTGGAAGAACAGGAACGTTAAGAAGTGCAGCAGCAAGAACTGGATATGCGGCGTACCGTCGAGTTGGGGTATCCCTGGGGGGATGGTGGTTTACCAGGCAACACGGATATT